CATTGACGCCTACAGCCGCGTACGCCTTGGCAACCACGACCGCGTTCTTCTTGCTGAGCCCCATGGCACCACGGTTCAGCATCTCACGCGTCGTGATATTTCGCTCCATCTTGCGCCATTTATAAAGACGTGGTTTACCGTTTGTTCCCGGGCGCACGTAAAACCCTTGTGGAGGCTTGGAATTCCAGGAACTCGCGAGTGGGTATCGCCCGGCCAACTTTGCCTTTTTGGCTTCACTGTTTCCACCCTTGTTTGGTCTCTTTATCGCGGGAGACGCAGCCATATTGAACACGAGGAGCGGGTACAGGTCGTATGTAGTGAAGAACTCCTTGAAAAGCATTCTAGGAGCCTCACGCTCGGATGGATCCTTTATGCCGGTGAAAAGAACAGTGCCGTTCTTGAAGAACTGATACGTCCACTTGGGCTTGGCGAGTTTGAGAACAACCGCCGGTACGCCCATCTTGAGCTCAGGATTGTACGTCACGCTCGTAACCATCGCGCTAGGCAGCTTCTTGAGCTCATCCTTGAGATCAGTCAGTACAATAGGCATATTTACGTAGAAGATTCCGTCAATCTTTTTATAGGTTGGCACAGCTTTGAGCAACAACTTGGGCGCCCAGCCGTTCTTGACTATGGCCAAGAGAGCCTCTTCGTAGTTGCCAAGACCCATCACGTCAAAGTACTTGTCAGTCATGACGATCGTCTGCTGACCACGCTTGGCGATCAGCTTCGTCACTCCATCAGAGTCGCCTATCCACCCCTGCCCAGAGACCCAACGAATTACGGGCTTTTTGAAACTCGCGGTGTACCCTGTGATCTCTGAGAACCCCTTGGGGTCTGTTTCGAATACAGCACGAAAATTAGTAGGCAATTTAAAGGTGGCTATTTTGGCCGTGAGGGATGAGGCGGAAAACTTCAATCCTCCCTGGCTGTTTTCAAAAACGCGCTTGGATCGCCACAGTTTCTGAAACGCGGTGACACCGCGCAGATCCATTAGTATTTTGCTATATTTTAATCCTGTGACAAAAAGTCAAGGCCGAAGATGAAGGGCTGAGTGGAGTAGGCGCTCTCGTTGTAAATCTTGGAGTCAACGCGAACCTCCAGCTCCTTGGCACTGAACGGACCCGCGTAAAAATCCTGGTTGAATCGGTGCGTCCCGAGGTTGTTCTGTTTACAGTGCTCATTGAACCGAGCAATGAACAGCGTCTGGGGCATGAAGAGGCTCGGTCCAAACTTGAACTTCTCGGAGCAAAGGAAGTGCTGAAGAGCGTTCGTGACCTGTGCAATCTGGCTCTGAATCGTCTTGAAGTACTTGGGTAGCACGTTCCAGATGTCCTTGTCAGAGTACTTGTGCTCGTAATCGAGGTAGGCCCGTAGGCACTTGCACAGAATTGCTGGAATCTCCTGCTCGAGCTTCTGATCCAGATGAGGATCTGCGTCCGCAACTTGGCGTCCAAAGTTCCACGTGGCCAGACGGCGTAGAATAGACCCCGAGTTGTCCTTCCAGTTTGGAACCTCATTTCCTCCCAAAATTCCAGGGGTCTTCCACTGCATACTCAGCGCCGTCTCATTCTTGCGCGCTACCGACACGTCCTCACCTGACACCAGCGACTGAAACTCAGCCTGCTCCAACTGAAGATCACCCTTAATCTCTGGACTGATAAACATGAATCCACGGTAAATGCTCTGAAGTCCAAATTTCTTTTCAATATTGTTCGAGAGCGTCGCAACATCCTCGCATTCGTAGAACAATTTGCAAACCTTCGTGATGAGCGTCGACTTTCCTGACCGGGCAATACCCTTCAGGAAGGGGATGACCTGCCACCCATCCAGCTCGTTCACCTCGAAGCACAGGCGCCCACAGAAAACGTACATCCACTTGCAAACCTCCGGCTCGAACCTCTGGTAATCCAGAACGCACTGCATGTGTGGTGTGGGAATATCATACCACTCGTCGATATTCTCATATGAATCAAACGGAAGATCAAAATACTTGCAGCTTACGAGAGTGGGATCGAGGTCGCGGAAATCACGAGAATTGTAGGGGTAAAACTTGATCTGATACTTCTGATCCTCGATGTTCCAGTCCTTGCCGACGAGCAGACCGTTCTGGAACGACCACGTGTGCCGATCCTTCTTGATCTCTGGAAACTGGAAATCCTTGCAGTTTGACAGGTGGCGCACCACATCACCCACGAGACCACCGCGGCTCGTCAGGTTCTTCCACATGTCAGGATTGTCCTCCTTCTGGGTCGTGTCGTACACAAAATCCTTAATCTCCTTGACGGGCTTCCAGGCCCGTGTGTTCCGAATCTCAATACAACACTGGTCACGGTACCTCCGGTATCCCTCGTCATATGCCTGATGAAGAAGAAACAGGAGGAGCTTCTGGTAAGGCGTGTTGGACTCGTCATCCTTAAGGGATGTGTCGTTGTTATCAATAGCAAGTGTCGGATTGTTGATACGGTTAAATCTGCGATCCCAAATGCGGTACTGCTCAAACATCTCCTGACGATCCACAATCAGGCGGCGAACCCGAAATTCAATCGTAAATTCCTCACCATTGACATCCTTGCTTGAACGCTTGTTGGCGTCCAAGTTATCCACCCTGGTCAACAGGGTCCGGCAACTATTGATGAATCGTTCCTTTCGCGACTTTACGTGTTCTGGGGTGTGATTACGAGGATACCCATCTCCGTCGCGCTCCTGGTCATTCAGAAACAAGACGTACGCCCACGACTTGTCAGCCGCGAGTGTATTTGCTCGAATGTGAAAACCAGCATCGGTTTCTGCTTGAGTTATTTTTGACTCAAGTTCCTCGATCGTCCACGAATTGATTTCGGAGCTCTGATGAGCCAACCGAATTTCCTCAGCATGTTCAGGAGTAATTTCCTTCTCGATTGTGTGGACTTTCTTGGAGCTTGACATTACTAAGAATGAGCCAGACTTTTTTAAGCGGGGGCGGCGACGTATTTAGGCTCAGGTGAAGACTTGGAGATGGCGCTCAGGATCTTGACCAAAATTTTGTTCTGCATCTCGAGGCTCATGGCGATCTTCTCGGTCGCATCCTTCAGGCCCACAAGCGCGGTGGCAATCGTGTCTCCCTCCTCGGTTGACAGAAAGGCACCAAGAGCCTCCATGGGGTCACCAAAGTCCATCTCCTCATCCTCGTCACACATCTCGTCCTCGTCGCACATCTCGTCGTCGTCCTCATGGGGTGGGCTGGGTGGGGGTGGGCGGGGCACTCGAGACATTTATCATTTCACTAGAAAATTGGCGCTCGACCTGGGCGCAACTAAAGAAATCTCCGCTTATTTCAGTAGTGCATGCCCTTTGTATACTCTATAAAGTGTAAGCTCGAGCGAGAAATTCCAGAGAATTTCGGTCGGAGCGGAGCTCATCCGTACAAGGAATATATAGGGCAGACGGTCCAGGATGATTTTCAAATCCGCCTGAACGGCCACATCTCCGACGTGAACAACGGCCGGAAAAGGCACCTGTATAACGCCATTCGTCTACATGGATGGGACAAATTTACGATTGAAATTCTTCACAGTTTCCCCAAGGAAGGGAACTGGGAAGAGCGCCTGGACAAACTCGAGATTCAGGAGATTGCTCAGCGTGGAACCTTGGCCCCAGGCGGCTACAACAACGAGACGGGTGGGAACAGAAACAAGGTGCTTCACGAAGACACCAAGGCGCTTATGAGCTCAGTGCGCTCAGGCGAACTTCACTCCATGTTTGGGAAGCATCATGATGACGAGGCCAAGGAACTTTTGAAAGAGGCGAACCGCAAGCCTGTTCAGCAATGGTCCAAGGATGGGACTCAACTCCTCAGGACGTTCGAGTCGGTCGAGGAGGCTTCAGGGGGCGGTGGAGCCTTATCCGTGAACATCGGACGTGTATGCAGTGGGAAGGAAGGACGGAAAACAGCCGGTGGGTTTCATTGGAAGTTTGTGAATCAGGATGACAAAGAGACTAAGACGGTTCTGCTGTTCACGAAGATCCAGCAATGGTCATTCGATGGCAAGA